CCTTTGGAAATGTATATTGCCTCAGTAAATGGCTTTGAAGGACAGGGAGATATAATTTCTAAATTTGGTCTTGAAGTAAGAGATAAAGTAAACTTAATAGTATCAAGGAAAAGGTTTGATCAAGAGGTAGGAGAAAGATACGGTATTACCAGACCGCGAGAAGGAGATTTAATTTACTTTCCCCTTAGCAAAGGATTGTTTGAAATAAACTTTGTTGAGCACGAAAACCCATTTTACCAAGCAGGAAAATTGTACACTTATTTTCTAGTATGTGAACTCACCACAATTGACGGCGATGAGTTTAGAACCGAAAATAGTGAAGTTGATATAGTACAAGACGAAATAAAAACAAAAATTTACGAATTGTCTATTACTACTAGTGTAAATTCAGTATCTAGATATGCCGATGGTGAGACTGTTTATCAGGTGTACGGAGTTACTGGTGGTTCCTACTCAACGGCAACCGGAGAAGCAACTCTAATAAGACATGACTTTACAAACAGCAAATTATTGATTGCCGGCATAAGTGGTTCTTTCAACTATGCGGGGCAAACAATCAGGGGAAGAAGATCTGGTGCAGAATTCTACGTTACCGGAATGACTGGAACAAATATAGTCATACCAATATCTCCAGTTACAAATGAAACACTGGGAGACAATGAAGTTATAGAAATGGACAAAGACTTTAATGAAATTTATGATTTTACTGACATTGATCCATTCTCGGAGGGTAATTACTAATGTTTGATTATTTTTACAACGAAACTCTTCGAAAAATTACTTTAGCGTTTGGTGGACTGTTTGATGAAATATACATCGAAAAGAAAACACCAGAAGACACAATAGAAAGAGTCAGAGTTCCTTTGACTTATTCTAGTAAAGAAAAATTCATAAGAAGACTAAACGAGGCAAGTTCTATTTCAAATAATGTAAAAATTGAAACATATTTGCCAAAAATGTCATTTAGTATGGTAAACATGGGTTATGATGTTTTGCGAAAAGTAAACAAAGTAAATAGAAAGTTCAAAGTAACTGGTACAGGAGAAAACAGTAAAACATATCAAGGTTTTACAGAAGTTCCGTATAATGTTCAATTTGAAGTTGGTGTTTATACAAGAAATGTAGAAGATAACTTACAAATTATAGAACAAATCATTCCTTACTTTTCTCCAGAATTTATTGTGACTTTAAAAATGAATAAATTAGATACCCACGTTGATGTGCCTATAGTATTAACAGGTATCAATTTTACAGACACATATGATGGAGATTTTTTAACAAGAAGAATGGTAACATCAAATTTAAACTTCATAGCAAAGGCTCATGTGTTTGCAAAAGTTGTTGAAGGTGGTTCTGGAATAATTAAAGAAGTTGATGTTAATGTTTTTGAGGATGATGAACTATGAATGATAAAGTTCCACCGATATTTGACACAATTTCTGAAAGTCTCGGAGTCGAGTTCAATCCAAGCAAAAAAGAAATCACTTTACCAAAAGAAAAACTTGAAGAGCACGAAGAAAGAAAAGTTGAATCTGATTTTGAATATGCAAGAAAGAATCTAAAAGAACTTATCGATAAAGGAATGATAAGTTTAGAAAATGCTATTTCGTTGGCAGAAAGTTTGGATCAGCCTCGTGGTTTTGAGGTAGTATCCACCTTTGCAAAACAACTAGCAGAAATGAACAAAGATCTGATGGATCTCCACAAACAAAAGAAAGAGATTCAAAAAGAAAACATCACGGTAAATAACAACACAACAAATGCCATATATGTTGGTTCGACAAGTGATCTCCAAGATCTTATAAACAAAGATCGGAGCAGAAAGAAGGCATTAGGTAATGGGGAAGAACAAAGATAAAAGTTATCTAGGAAACCCAAATTTAAAGGGACCTGGTGTATCAATTGAGTTCACAAAAGAACAAATTGATGAATATGTTAAGTGTGCAAACGATCCAATCTATTTCGTAAAAAATTACGTTAAGATTGTAACTCTAGACAAAGGTTTAGTGCCTTTCGAACTATACGACTACCAAGAAGACATGGTTCGTAAGTTTCATGACAATCGTTATATCATAGCAAAACTACCCAGACAGTCTGGTAAATCTACCACAGTAATTGGATATATTCTACATTACATACTCTTTAATCAAAACATGAGTGTGGCAATGTTGGCAAATAAACAATCAACTGCTCGCGAAATGTTATCAAGATTAAAACTTGCATACGAGTATTTACCCAAGTGGTTACAACAAGGCATCTTAGAATGGAACAAAGGTTCTATTCAATTGGAAAACGGATCAAAGATTTTAGCATCTTCCACTTCGGCTTCCGCTGTTCGTGGTGGATCGTACAACATGTTGTTTTTGGACGAGTTTGCATTCGTTCCACAAAATATTGCTGAAGAGTTTTTTAGTTCGGTGTTCCCAACCATTACTTCAGGTATCAGTACAAAGGTATTGATTATTTCAACCCCTAATGGTTTGAATATGTTTTATAAACTATGGAAGGGTGCAAATAAAAAAGCCGGAGATCCCGGTAAAAATGAATATGTTCCAATAGAAGTACACTGGTCGCAAGTTCCAATTACAGCCGGTGGAAAATTAAGGGACGAAAAATGGAAAGAGGAGATGATAAAGCAAACATCGGAGAAGCAATTCGAATCCGAGTTTGAATGTAACTTCTTAGGATCTTCCAATACTCTAATATCAACAGCAAAACTAAATTCAATGTCTTGGGCAGATCCAATACTACAGACAAAAGAGGGATTGACTGTTTACGAAGAACCAAAAGAGGATCATTTATATTTTATAACAGTCGATACTGCTAGAGGACAAGGCAAAGACTATAGCGCCTTTACAGTAATTGATGCAACATCCTCTCCCTATAAATTGGTTTGTAAGTTTAGAAACAATCTAATATCTCCAATGCTTTTTCCAACCGTCATAGAAAAAACAGGATACAAATACAATAAAGCATATGTCTTTGTAGAAATTAATGATATAGGTGGACAAGTTGCAGATATTTTACATAGTGAACTAGAGTACGAACACATACTTATGTCTAGTATGAAAGGCAGAAAAGGACAAGTTGTAACTGGTGGATTCGGTAAGGGAGAAGCAGTGTTTGGAGTTAGAACCACCAGCCAAGTCAAGCGATTGGGTTGTTCTGTTCTAAAAAATCTAGTAGAACAAGATAAATTGCTTTTGGAAGATTATGACATACTGAATGAATTGATGTCATTTGTTAGTAAAGCACAAAGTTACTCGGCAGAGGATGGACATACGGATGACTTGGTGATGTCTTTGGTTTTATTTGCTTGGTTGTCCCGTCAACCATATTTCAAGGAATTAACCAATCTGGATACTAGATTGGCTCTATTTAAGAATGAAATTAAACAGTTAGAGGAAGATTTAGCGCCATTTGGGTTTATTTCTACCTACGATGAGGATGATATGAAGACTTTTACTGATGGTAATGATGTCTGGACTTCAGAAAGACTAAAATAACCAAAAGAATAAATAAAAGCAGTAAGGCATCTCTAGGAGATTAAAATGGCAACAAGACCTAACGTACAAGTATCTGTAGTAGACAATTCATTCGTTATAGTAGGCGCAGAGGGAGCAAGCACACACGTTTCCGGCATGTTTAGCCTAACCACACCATCGCTCGTTGATATATTCGGAACCACCGCAGAAAACGATCAAGGATATATGACAGTCACCTCTTTGGGTGATTGGGTATCCAGGCTTAATGGAACAACTTATGGTGGAGTAACCGGACAAGGACCAACTGGTGGTTGGAAAACAGATTGGTATTCTGCATATAATTATTTGACATATGGTGGTGCTCTAAACATAGCAGAATCAGCAACTACATTCTTTGACACATCTATTTTGCTTGATTCCGTCTTCACATCAACTCTAACACAATCACAAGCAACAGCGGTTGAAAATACTGTCTCGGATAGAGCAGATTTAGTTGGAATTATTGGTGTAACTTACGCAGGATATACCGCCGGTGGCACCGTACCATCGGGTGTAACTTCCTCATTCACCCTAGCAGCAGATTCGAATATCTTTGCTGTTGGTGGAGAAAAAGTTATGTTGGGTCTTTCAAATAGCACAGTTGGCGAAAACTTTGTAACCATTCCACTCGCTTCTGATGCCGCTGGTTGCTTTGCTAGAACGGATAGAGATGCAAATGCTTGGTTCTCACCAGCAGGAACCCGCCGAGGTAGAATTCTTAACACAGTTCGTTTGATAAAAAATCCAAAGAACCTAGAACAAGATTACCTTTATACAGCCAAAATTAATTCTGTGATTGGAGTGCCAGGGCAAGGAACATTCTTGTTTGGTGATATAACACAAGAGGGAACTGCTTCTTCTTCGCTGACTAGAGTTAATGTAGTTAGACTAATCAATTATATCAAGAAGGTTTTAGGAGATACCGCAAGAACAGTTCTATTTGAAGTTAATGATGAAATAACTCGTTCCTTGTTTGCAAATGCCGCAAGTGGATTCCTTCAAACAATCAAAGAAGGAAGAGGTTTGTTTGGGTATAAAGTAGTATGTGATTCAACAAACAATACCGCAGATATAGTAGACGCAAATCAATTTGTTGCGGATATTTATATCCAACCAACAAAGTCCATCAACTACGTTAAAATTACTATAACTAATCTAAATACTAGCGTACAACTATAAGTAATTTAACACACGGAGAAAACTAATGTCTAACGCAATATCAACATTTATAAACGCATTTCAGGGTGGAACAAGACCTAATAGATTTAGTATAACTGGAACTAAACCAGCAGGAGTTGCAAGTGGTTCTACAAATCTATTCATAGACACTCACTGCCTTGCTGCTACTTTACCAGAAAGTACAGTTGGTATAATTCCAATTCCATTTCGCGGAAGAATTTATAAATTTCCTGGCGATAGACAGTACTCGGAATGGACTGCCACTATTTTAGACGACACTGGAAACAATGCAACATGGAAAATGTTCCACGATTGGTCTGAACTATTTAATAATCATGAAAGCAATACAGCAACTGATAGAAGACACATCAGCAATTTCTGCACCGATTTGACTATATCACAATTAGATCATGCTGGTCTTGGAAGCGGTCAACAAGGTCCTCCTTCTCCAACAGCATCAACACTTAAAAAGATACAACTACAAAAGGCTTGGCCTGTTGTTGTTGGCCCAGTTGTGTTGGATATGGCAGCAGCAAATACATTGGCTCAGTTTCAAGTAACAATTGCATATAGTCACTATATCGTTCAACAAGGTTAATTAAAAAATAAGAAAGTTCTTATATTATGGCATTACCTGATATATTTGGGTTTAGTTTTGGCAAAAAGAAGGAGCAGGAACCTAATCTAGAATCAACTCAGATTCCAGTAACACCTGAGCCTTACGACGGAACTTATACATTTGAAACTGGAGGAGTCTTTGGTACATCCATTGACTTCTCCGGTTCTATTAGGGACGAGAATCAATTAATAAACCAATATAGGGGAATGGCACTACATCCAGAGGTAGATGCCGCTGTAGAGGATATAGTTAATGAATCTATTGTTTCTGGTGAAGACAGAAAACCAATCAAACTAAATTTAGATTATGTCAATCTACCAGATACAATTAAGACAAAACTATATTTTGAATACAATCAAATATTAAAACTTTTAGACTTTACAAACAAATCACACGAAATTTTTAGAAGATGGTATATCGATAGCAAAATTTATTATTATAAGGAAATAGATAAACAAAATCCACAAAAAGGATTGGTTTCTTTAATTCCTATTGATCCAGTAAAGATCAAAAAAGTAAGAAAGATTGAAAAAGAAAGATCAAGAGTAGCAAATGGTCAAATTATACCATTTGTGAAAAAGATCGAAGAGTATTATGTTTAT